GGGCTGCTCAAGTGATGCGCTTTGCGGGCTACGCGGCGCTGTTCGGCAAGCGCGACGCGAGCCGCGACGCCATCCGGCCGGGCGCCTTTGCGCGGACGCTGGCAGCGCGGCGTGATCGCGTGCCGCTCTACTGGCAGCACCGGCCCGAACAGCGGATCGGCTGGGTCGAGCAAGCTGCCGAAGACCACCGCGGGCTGCGGGTGATTGCCGAGATCGACAATGCCGAAGGTGTGGCCGGGCGCGCGCTCAAGCGCAACGCGGTGACTGGGCTGAGCTTCGGCTACCGAACCTGCAAGGCCGCATACACCCCAGCCGGGCGCGAGCTGATCGAGGTCGAGCTCCTCGAAGTGAGCCTCGTCACCCACCCCCTCCAGCACGGTGCCCGCGTGCACCTGGCAATCGAAGGCGTGCGCGAGGGGTGACCCGAACGCGGGCGAAGAACCATCAACACGAAAGGTGAGTACCCATGGAAGACACCCAGATTCTCGACGCCTCGTTTGACTTGGTCGCGCGCCAGGATGCCACCGATGCCGCCGTCACCGCGCTGCGCAGCGATGTGGAAGACGTGAAGACCCGTCTCGACCGTGTCGGCCGCGCTGCCGTCCGCCCGATGATCGGCGGCGCGGTCGCCAGCCCGGAGATGAAGGGCTTCGTCGACGGCTACTTGCGCCAGGGCCGTGAGAGCGAGGTGAAGTCACTGAGCGGCGTGGTCGCTGCGGATGGCGGCTATGCCGTCCCGCGCGAGATCGATGCGCTGATCGCCGCCCGGCTCAAGGACGTGAGCCCGATCCGCAGCATCGCCCAGGTGGTGCAGACCGGCACTGCGGGCTACCGTAAGCTGATCACCACCGGTGGCACCGCGTCTGGCTGGGTGAGCGAAACCGCGGCACGGCCCGAGACGGCGACGCCGTCGTTCGCCGAGATCGCGCCGCCCTCCGGCGAACTCTACGCCAACCCGGCCGCGAGCCAGGCCATGCTCGACGATGCCGCTTTCGACCTCGAGAGCTGGCTGGCGGACGAGATCGCGATGGAGTTCGCCCGGGCCGAAGGCGCCGCCTTCGTCAGCGGCAACGGCACCAACCGCCCGCGTGGGTTCCTGGCCGGGACGCCGAGCGCAGCGGAGGATGCGGCGCGCGCGTTCGGAACGCTGCAGTTCCTCGGCTCGGGCAACGCCACGGGCTTGGGCGCGCAGCCCGAGGAGAAGCTGATCGACCTGGTCCACGCGCTCAAGGCCGGGCACCGCCAGGGCGCGAGCTGGGTGATGAACGCGACGACCTTGGCCCAAGTGCGCAAGCTGAAGACCGCCGACGGCGCCTTCGTGTGGCAGCCGGGCCTGGTCGAGGGCCAGCCGGACCGGCTGCTCGGATATCCGGTGGTCGAGGCCGAGGACATGCCCGACATCGCCGCCAATGCCTTCCCGATCGCTTTCGGCAACTTTCGCGCCGGCTACCTGATCGCGGAGCGCTCGGCCACGTCGATCCTGCGCGATCCCTTCACCAACAAGCCGTTCGTCCACTTCTACGCCACCAAGCGGATCGGCGGCCAAGTGCTCGATAGCGACGCGATCAAGCTGCTCAAGATCGCGGCCTGAGGCTTCTCGGAGGGGGTGGTGAGCGCCCCCTCCACCATCTGCCGCGACGGTCACGCCCCGATTGGGAACGATGCTTGGAGTACCCTGATGAGACGTACCATCATCACGCCGGCCGTCCTGCCGTCCGCGGCGCTGGCCGAGCTGAAGCAGTGGCTCGGCATCACCGTTGCGGCGGACGATGTATCCCTCGCCCACTTGCTCGCAGCGGCGCTTGAGACTTGCGAGAGCTTCACCGGCCGCATGCCGCTGGTGCAGACTTGCCGGGAAGCGCTGGCCCCCCAAAGCGGCTGGCAGATGCTGGCGACCCGCCCCGTGGTGTCGGTGCTGGCCGTCGAGCGGAGCGATGGCACCCCGCTGGACGCGGATGCCTATGCCCTCGAGCTGGAGGCAGACGGCAGTGCCCGCGTGCGGCTCTTCGCATCCGAGCCCGGCCGCATGATGGTGCGGTTCACTGCCGGGCTCGCGCCCTCGTGGGGCGAACTGCCTGAAGCCTTGCGCCACGGCGTGATCCGCCTCGCCGCACACCAGCATCGCGAGCGGGAGGGTTCCGGCGCCGCGCCGATCCCGCCGGCTTCGGTGGTGGCGCTTTGGCGTCCCTGGCGCCGGGTGCGCCTGGCATGATCACCACCGACTTCACCGCCCTCGCCGCACGGCTGCAGACGCGCGCTCGCGCCATCGTCGCAGCGCGGCTCGCAAGATCGCGCAGCGAACCCGCGCTGCGCTGGCGCCGTGCCGGAATGCTCTGGCCGCTGTTCGGCAAGGGAGCTTCGCCATGGAAATAGCCCTTCGTGCCGCTCTGCTCGGCTGGCTGCGCGCCGATCCGATCCTCGCGCTGCAACTCAACGCCATCGCAGAGGAAGCGCCCGCGCGCACCGCCCTGCCCTGGCTGGCGCTCGCCGCGAGCGCGAGCACTGACTGGAGCACTAAGAGCGGCGCCGGACGCGAGGTGCGCGTCGCTCTCGAACTGCATTGCCGCGGTGACACGTCCGAGGCCGCAGCGACTCTCGTGAGCGCCATCGAGGCGCGGATCGACAGCCTGCCGCGTGCGCAGGCCGGGTTCGCCATCGCCTCGCACCGCTTCCTGCGCGCCCGTGCTGAGCAGCGGGCCGAGAGCCGGCGCGCGGTGCTGCTCGAATACGCCTTCCGCCTGCTTTCCGCCTGAACCCTTCAGCCGTCCCTTTCCAGGAGACCCGACTATGACCGCCCAGAAAGGCAGCGCCTTCCTCCTCAAGATCTCCGACGGCGCGGCCACTCCCGCCTACCGCACCGTCGCCGGCCTGCGCACCACGCAGATGAGCGTCACCGGTGAGCCGGTCGTCGTCACCCACAAGGCCAGTGCCGGCTGGCGCGAGTTGCTGTCAGGGGCCGGAGTCCGCTCGGTATCGGTGAGCGCCGCAGGCATCTTCCTGGGCAGCACCGCCGAGGCACAAGTGCGCGCCAATGCGCTCGCCGGCACGCTCGACGACTACGAGCTCTCGTTCGAGGACGGCGAGCGCTTGCGCGGCCGTTTCCTGGTGCAGCGGCTCGACTATGCCGGCGATTTCAACGGCGAGCGCAACTACACGCTCCTGCTCGAAAGCTCCGGCCAAGTGGTGCCGGCATGAGCGCGGCCAACCCGCTGCGGGGCGAAGCCGCGCTGACGCTCGCCGGGCGCGAAGTGCTGCTGCGGCCTAGCTTCGCGGCTCTCGTGGCAGCGGAAGAGGAGCTTGGCCCGCTTCCGGCCCTGCTCGAACGCGCGGGCCAGGGCGAGCTGCGTCTGGCCGAGATGGCGGCCCTGTTCTGGCACTGCCTGAGCGAACGCGACGAGGTTTCGCGCGAGGCGCTGGGCGAAGCGGTGATCGCGCTTGGCCTTGCCGCCGCGGCGGCGCCCCTGCGGGTGCTGCTGCGCCAGATCCTGCGCGGATCGCCATGAGCGAGAGCTTCGGAACGATCGCGCTGGCGCTGGGCCGGCTCGCGGCGGGGCGGCTCGGCTGGCGGCCGGACGAGTTCTGGCGCGCCACTCCCGCCGAGCTGCTCGCGCTCCTCGTGCCAGCAACGGACGATCAAGCCCAGCCACTCGACCGAACCACTCTGCAACGCATGATGGAGCAGGACTATGGATGACGAAATCGACAGCCTGCTGGTCGAAGTACGGGCAGGCACCAATGGCTTCGCACGCGACATCGCGCGCATGCGGGCCAGCGTCGACGGGGACCTGGTAGGCGGCTTCTCGCGAGCCGGCGACGTGCTCGAACGCGGCCTCACCGGCGCGATCCGCAAGGGCACGCTCGGCTTCGACGACCTGAAGAGTGTGGCCCTCAGCGCCATGGATGCAATCGCGGCGCGTGCCCTGCAGCAAGTGCTCGCCCCTGGAACCAGCCCCGGTTTGGACCTGGCAGGCCTGGCCGGCACACTGCTCGGACTACCCGGGCGTGCAACCGGCGGCAACGTGGCACCCGGGCGCAGCTACCTGGTGGGCGAGCGCGGCCCCGAGGTCTTCGTGCCGACCAGCGCCGGGCGGGTCGAGCCGGGCGTCGGCACGCCAGCGCGCGATGTGCGCGTTTCGATCGCGGTGACCGCGCCCGCAGGCTCCAGCGCGCCGCGCGTCCTCCAGCGCTCCTCGCGCCAAGTCGCCAACGCGGTGCGCCGCGCGCTCGCCGGACAGTAAGGAGATCGGCATGGCATTCTGGCTCACCGAAAAGCGCGAAGGACAGGAGTGCGACTGGATCCAGCGCTTCGATCCGCGTTTCTGGACCGTCAACTTTCCGCGCCCGATGATGGCCAGCGTGGTCTCCACTGCGCCCGATGCACTGCGGGTGGAACTCGCCTTTCTGCGCAAGCGCGACCTCGCCGGGCTGATCTGGGACAGCACGGACAGCCTGGACCATCCGCTGCTCGCCTACGAGACGCAGCGTGATTACGCCGGCGCGACGCTGGCCTTCCGCTGGAGCTCGGCTGGCGTGATCGCGCTCGATGCGGTGAACGGGCCGACGCTGACGATCGAAGGCCGCGATGCCGAAGGAGCGCCGCGTACCTGGTACGTGCGGCTCTGGAACTATGCGCAAGGCACGCCTGAGGACGCGCGCATCGTGCTGCCGTTCTCCGCACTCAAAGGCGGCTTTGCCTTGCCTGCGGATGCCGATCCGGTGTGGCCCGGCGACATCGACCGCATGTTCATCTCGCTGGCTCCGCCCGGCTACGATGCGGCAAGCGACGATCCGCTGGGCGAGGAAGCACAAGGCTGGGTCGAGCTCAGCGGCATCCGCTGCACCGGCGCGCGCGCCATGCTGGAGATCGGAGACATTGCCATGCGCCCCACCGGCCTGGCCATCGCCACCGGCTTCGACGACGAAGGCGTGCAGACCCCCGCCCGGTTGCTGCGCAACATCCGCCAGCTCGGCTACCGCGGCTCGGTGATCCACTATGTCGGCATGAGCCACTACTTCCGGCTCTCTGGTGCCAACGGTGACTTCCTCGCTGGAAGCACTGTCGACCCGCTGAACGCTCCAGCACGGGCATGGCACGCAGCCTTCTTTGCCGAGTGCGCACGGGTTGGTTTCAGTCCTGTCGCCTCGCTGTCCTACGAAGTGCTGGCGCAGCACTGCCCGCCCGCATGGATGCAGCGCGATCTTGCGGGGGATCCGGCGCTGACCGGATGGGACCCACCATCGGCGCTGCTTTCACCGGCGAACGGCCCGGCGATGGCCTGGCTCCAGTCGGTCGCAGCCGCCTTTGCCAAGCTGATGCGCGATGCCGGGGTGCCGGTGCGGTTGCAAGTGGGCGAGCCCTGGTGGTGGACCTACGCGGACGGCCGGATCTGCCTCTACGATGCAGCTGCGCGCGCCGCTCTCGGGGGAACCCCACCGGCAATACCCGACTTGCGCGCGCCGCTCGGTGCGGCGCAGATCGCGCTGCTGGACGCTGCGGGCGCACTGCTGGCGCAATCGACCGCCTCGCTGGTGACTGCGTCCCGCGCGGCGGTCGCGCCGGAGCCGCTCGAAGCGCTACTTCTGGTCTTCACGCCGACCGTGCTCGACCCGGCCACGCCCGAGGCTCTGCGCGCGAACCTGCCGCGGGGCTGGGCCGCACCCGCCTTCGACCGGCTCCAGCTGGAGGACTACGACTGGCTCACCGCCGGCGCAGATGCCCGGCGCCGCGAGGCCTACGCACTGGTGGATGCTCGGCTCGGCTACCCTCCTGAAGACCAAGATTACTTCGCGGGCTTCGTGCTCAAGCCCGAGCAGGCCGACCAATGGCGCCTGATCGATGCCGGCATCGATGAAGCCCGCGCCCGATCGCCGCACGAGATCGTCGTCTGGGCGGTGCCGCAAGTCGCACGCGACGGATACGTGCGCCTGCCCGAACCCCAGGAGCTCCCCATGCAGTCCTTTGACGACGTGCCGTACCCTCTTTCGCTCGGCCGGGATGCCAGCGTCAGCCCCGAGTTCTCGACCACCGTCGCGGTCACCGCCTCGGGGTTCGAGCGGCGCAATGCGCTGTGGTCCGACGCAAGGCTGCGCTTCGATGTCGGTCCGGGGGTGCGGTCTGAAGCGGAAATGGGCACGCTTATTGCCTTCTTCCGCGCCCGCCGCGGCCCGGCACGCGGCTTTCGCTTGCGTGATCCGACCGATTTCAGCTCGAACGGCATGACCGGCACGCCGACCATGCTCGACCAGGTGTTGGGCGACGGCGACGGCGTGCGCGGCGTCTATCATCTGGTGAAGGCCTATGGGTTCGGCGAGGATCCGCAGCTGCGGCGGATCACCCGCCCCGTGCCCGCCAGTCTCGCGATCAGCATCGACGGCGTGCGAAGCGACGCGTGGACACTGGAGCCTGGCGGCATGGTTAGCTTCTTCGAGCCGCCCGCATCGGGCGCGGTGATCCGCGCAGGCTTTCTCTTCGACGTGCCGGTGCGCTTCGCCGACGATCATCTCGACATCTCGGGCGCCGCCCATGCTGCCGGGGAGGCACCCAGCGTGCCGCTGCTCGAGATCCGCGAGGCGGCGGCATGAGCCGGGTCTGGTTCACGGAGCCACTGGAAACGGTAGCGACGTTCTGGCGGGTGTCGCGCCGCGATGGTGCGACGCTGGGCTTCACCTCGCACGATCGCGACTTATGGTTCGATGGCGTTCTCCATCGTGCGGCGCCCGGCATGGCCCCCTCCGCGATCCGCCGAACCGCCGGGCTGGACGAGGACAGCGCTGAAGTCGCCGGCGCGCTCTCGCACGACAGCGTGAGCGCGGCCGATCTCGCCGCCGGCCGGTATGACGGTGCGCGGGTGCGGATCGGCCTGATCGACTGGGAGAGCCAAGCGAGACGATCTGGATCGGCAGCATCGGCGCGATCACCGAGGAGGAAGGCAGCTTCACCGCCGAACTCGCCTCGCGCAAGGCGGAGCTGCTGCAGACACCGGTTCCGCGCACCAGCCCCGCTTGCCGCGCTGCGTTCTGCGGACCCGGGTGCAACCTCAATCCGGGCTTCTACACACACGATGCCGTGCTGACCGCGATCGATGCCGACGCCGGCACCGTGACGATCGTCTGCGATGCCGCGCCTCTGCAGCTGGTTGGCGGCACATTGCGCTGGCTAGACGGTGCGCAGGCAGGGGGCGTTGCGCAAATCCATGAGGGGGCTGGCGGCGCTCTCCTGCTCGAACCGCCGCCAACCAGCGATGCCACCGGCCAGCGGGTGATTGTGCGCGAGGGATGCGACCACCGCCTGCAGACGTGCGCGGAGCGCTTCCACAACGCTGTAAACTTCCGCGGCGAGCCCTTCCTGCCCGGGAACGACCT